TTTTAGTTTAGCACGGAAATTGCTAGTGTCAACCGAATCTTTAAAATATTAGCACTTTATTTAAGGTTAAATAGTATATCAAGGAATAATATTTATGCCCCTTTCCGGAAACTATCAATTTGTATCTAATACACCTACAGCAGATGTAGCCAACGCCCCTGTGGTTGGTGCTTCAGACTATAATGCTAATGTATTAGCGGCTATTGCTAAAAATCCTGCAGGTACCGTTACAGCCAGTGGCGCTGCTCGACCTGCACAAAGTATTCCGGGTGCTGAAGTAGGTGTACAGTTACAAACTCCTTTAGTTACTAATGCTAATAAAAAAACTCAAGATATGAGAGTTAGAATTCAAGTACCTACATTATATCAATCAGCAGTATATACGTCTGGCGCTGGCGGCAATTTAAAATCACTGAATAGCATTATTTTTCCATACACTCCTCAAATTAGTTTTGAACACAAAGCCGATTATGCTACTGAAAACCCAATTCATAGTAACTATTCAATCAACTTTTATAAAAGCAGTTATGTAGGTGACATTAGTATTCAAGGTGTTTTCACTGTACAAAATACTACAGATGCTGTAACTTATCTTTCAACTGTGCATTTGTTAAGAGCATTGACTAAAGGTAGATTTGGTGGTAGTGATAATCTAGCTGGTAGTCCGCCGCCCATTTGTAGATTACATGCCTATGGAACTTTTATGTTAGATAGCGTTCCTATTGCTATTCAAAGTTTTAAAATAGATTTACCAAATGATGTAGATTATTTTTATTTGAACGATCCTTCATTTCTAGAAGCATCAGTTCCTACCAAATCTACTATAATTCTACAATGTAAACCTATGTACAGTAGACAGGAAATGCTTGACAATACAGTATCAGGATGGATAGGTTCTCCTGCTCAACGCCAAAAAGGATTATTATAATGGCTGTCTATAACTCATTAAGTCCGTATTATACAACAAATCAAGCGTATGGTTATTTGGATGTTATAAACTGGAGACAGATACCTTCAGAAGTAGATGATATTTTATATACCATTCCTAAAAACTATGAATTTAGACCCGATTTATTGTCTTTTGACTTATACGGTGATGTAGGTTTATGGTGGGTATTTGCTGTAAGAAATCCTCAAGTTATTCAAGATCCTGTTTTTGATATGATAGCTGGCCTACAGATTTATCTACCTAAACTAAGTTCAATTAAAGTAACTTTAGGAATATAATATGCCTAATGCAGATAATCTTTATTCACCGACTGGCTATCCTTGGCAATCAGTAACATATGGAACTCTTTCAGGCAAATCAACTGATAGTTCAGTACAACGTAAAACTTCTAATGCAGGGTGGCCTCCTACTGTAACAGGTAGCGGTGTTGGTCCTACTAAATCTAATCTAGAGGAATTAAAAGCACAACAACGAGCAACTCCTGGAGAGAATGTTTTAAACAAATATAGATCTGTATCTTATAACCTTACTTTTGCGGCTTTAAACAAATCGCAAATTAATGACCCCTCGTCATTTAATCCACAAAGACCTGGATTTATTATTGCTTCTACAAAAGGTAAGACTCAAATGGGGCCTAGTCCGACATTTAGTAATGTTCCTGCCCCTCCGTCTACATCTGCAAGTTCTCAAGATACTACTACCTACAAATTTGTTGACGAAATAACGGGACAAGTCCAATCAAATAATGTTGTTGAAAATAATGTTCCTTCTTCTATTCCTAATGAAACATCGGGTATAGTAAATCAACAAAATCAAACTCGCCAATCGCAAGTTGATTCTTATAATAAAGTAAGTTCTGGAAAATACGACATGTATATCGACAATGTTGATATAGTAACACTATGTTCTTATACAAACGATGTTAAAACAGCATTGGCTACCGAAATACATTTTGAAATTGTAGAACCTTATAGCATTAATGGATTCATGGAAGCCATACAAGCTGGCGCTTTATGGGGAGGATTTAATGATTACATTTCTGGATCTTATGCCCTGATCGTGGACTTTTATGGGTATCCAGATGACGAGGGTACTCCGGACCCTGTGCTGATTGCAGAAGCAACTCGTGTGTTTACAGTTGGTATCATAAATGCAGAAATTGATATCAATAATAGAGGAACAGTATATAAAGTAGCCGTACAACCAGTTAGTGCCAAAGCCCTAAAGGTATCGTCGTCTAGTAATACTAGAGGTATGACTATTAAAGGTAAGAGCGTAGAAGAAATGTTAAAAAACTATGCTACCATACGTAATAATCAAAACATAGATGATGCTCAATCTACTAATATTCCTGTTGCCCAAGTTGATTCTTATTCAATAATTTTTCCAAGGCTTGATGAAAACGGCAATCCTATGGTAGATAAAAACGGTAACATTATAGGAGAACCTAATGAAATTGCTAAAGCAACTCATAAACATGTAAACCCTCCTATGAACGATACTGCAACACCGGGTACAGCATATCAGGTGTCGTCACAACTAAAACAGCCTAGTAGTGCTTCCGGTTCTAATATTGTTTTTGACGAACATCAAGCAACCTTTGCATCTGGTGTGGACATTCTAACTGTGATACAATCTGTAGTTATGGATAGTTCTTATATTGGCGATACACTAGAAGCATTTTATAAAAGCGTTAAAAATAAAACAAGTTTAGGTAGTAACATAGTTGACGAAAACGGCAACATTAAATATTTTAGTGTTATTCCAAAAGTCTATGTAAATCCTGGAAATAACAACGAAACAAATCAGCCCCCTACAAAATATGTTTACATGGTTGTACCGCGTAAGATATTATATAATTCTGCATTACCCGGAGCTAGTCGAGATGTAATTTCTCAAAAGGTCATTAATAATCGAGTTAGTCGTGTTTACAACTATATCTATACAGGACAAAATACCGATGTATTAGATTTTAAAATAAAGTTTGATGCACTATTTTTTGAAGAGTTACCAAAAGCAATGGGAAACTCAACACAGAATCCTTCTGCTACTAGTTCTTCTCCTAATAATTCAGCTAACATAGAACGTAATCCTCAACCTTCTGCTCAAGCATATAATACTCCGCAGGCAACTGCTCCGCAAAAAGGAACGTATAATCAATCTTCAAATGCCCCCGACGGGCAGGTAAATGCTAAAGATAGGATAGAGGAACCGTGGGAACAAATTAAAAAAGCCATGTATGGTGTAATAAACAATAGTAAGTCGGGATTAATCAGTGGAGAAATAACTATATTAGGTGATCCTTTCTTTTTAACTGATGCTTCAAACGGTAATAGTTCTATGGTTTCGCCGGGAGCGTCGATAAAATCTACAGTCAACCCTTCAACTAGCGAAGTTAATATTTTAATTAATTTTAGAAATCCTACCGACCTTAATGATGGTACTGGATTTATGCAGTTTGATAATAATGAAGTAGCATTCAGCGGAATGTATAAAATTATTTCTATTAGGCATGAATTCAAACGAGGAGTTTTTAAACAAACATTAGAAATTGTTAGATCTCCTAGTCAGGCAACAAAAACTTCTAGTCAAGAAGAAAGTACTCCGGGATCTTCTTGGAATTCTGCTGCCAATCCGAATGATCAAAGTGCAGTTAACTCCGGTCCTATACCAGCACCAGTTAACGGCAATCAAATTAATGTAAATGCGGTAACTTCGTTGCCTACCACAACAAACTCTGACCCTGGATCATTAAGCGGAAACTTATCGGGCGCCAGTGGAGCACAAAATTCCGTATCTTCTTTATACGGTATTGCTCCTGGAAATAACACTTCGTCGCTGGGCATTAAAGCCAGTGCTGGTGCATTATTTGCTGCTCAATCTTCTTTAAACGAATCGGCAGCATTGGTTACTTCTGCACAAAAAGTTCTCAACCAAGCAATACCTGGAACATCTTTAGCACAGGTTACTAATGTTGCATCGACACTAAACTCGAAATTATCAAGTGTATTAAATCCCAACGCTCTTGCTGTGTCTCCTAGTTTGGCAATAAATCAAGTGGGACAAAATATAAATCAAGTGCTAAATGGCTCAGTTAATAACATTGCTAATCAGTTCAAAATAAATCCTGTGGGTCTTACTGGGTTAACTGGAGCAATATCGGGGGCATTGTTGGGTAGTTTAATAGGTAGCGGCAAAGGCAAACAAGTAGCAACCGCGTTAGGTGCGTTAGCGGGATTGGCTGCAACTATACCAAAAAATGTTAATCTACAGCAAGCGTCTAGTCAAGGTTTGAACATCGAAGGAATGACACAACAAGAAATAAAAAATCTACCTCCTATTGTGGCACCTCAGGTTCCTAATCTCACATCCTTTATTCCTACTACGACCGCAGTTGGTATCAACAATCCTTTGTCTAACCTTACTTCGGGTCCGTTAGCATCAATACAAAGTGGTCAACTTGGTTCTGGATTATATCAAATAACACAGGCTACAAATATATCTACATCCGTTGAAGGAATACAACAACTTACTGGACAAGCAGCCAGTGTGGGTCAGTCTGTAATAAACACAGTTGGTAGTAAAACTGTAGCCTCATTATCACCACTTGTAAATACTATAAACGGATAATAAAATATGGCATTTGATGAACGAGCAAGAGTCCCTCCCAAAAATTCAGGACCATTCATTGCGGTTATTACTAATCATAACGACCCTTTAAAAATGGGTCGATTAGAAGTTGCCCTGATAGACGGTATGCAAAACTCCACTACTGTCAAAGGAGAAACCTATGTTGCCAAATATTTAAGTCCATTTAGTGGCGCAACTTCTGTTGACTATGAAGGCTCCGATGCTTCCAAGTTCAGCGATGTACAAAAGAGTTATGGCTTTTGGATGATACCTCCTGACATCGGTAGTAGAGTTATGGTTATTTTTGCACAGCAAGATCCTAACCAATGTTATTGGATCGGTAGCGTACAAGATACATATCAAAACTACATGATTCCTGGTATTGCGGCTTCGTCATCGACTTATATGACATCTGAGCAGCAGCAAAAATATAGTCAGGCTACCTATTTGCCAGTGGGCGAATACAATAAAAAGACTGAGTTATTAAAAGATCCTAGAATCGATCAAAAACCTAAACCAGTTCATCCATTCGCTGATAGACTTTTACAACAGGGTTTATTAATGGATCCTGTTCGCGGTCCTACATCTAGTAGTGCTCGCAGAGAAACACCTAGTCAGGTATACGGAATCAGTACACCTGGCCCATTAGATCCCAAAGGACCTGTTAGAGCCATTAACGGTGATAAGAATGTTGTTGCCCCAGTTAGTCGATTAGGTGGTTCTACATTTGTCATGGACGATGGTGATGTCAACGGACAAAATGAACTAGTTAGAATCCGTACAAGAACAGGACATCAAATCTTGTTACACAATACCAATGATTTAATTTATATCGGTAACTCTACAGGAACAACATGGCTTGAAATGACCAGTCATGGTAAGATAGATATATTTGCTCAGGATAGCATTAGTATTCATACTGAAGGTGATTTTAACTTTAGAGCAGATAGAGATTTTAATTTAGAAGCAGGCCGTAACTTTAAAATCACAACCATGGGATCAAATGCTGGAGATGTTAGTATAACTTCTGGCGGCAACTTAAATGTTACAGGAACTAAGTTCTTAATGTCGTCGCCGGGGGATTTTAATCTTTCAGCAGGCGGCAATATGAATTTACATACCGGAGGAACTTATGGATTAAGTTCTAAATCTGATATAAACTTATTGTCTGGTAAAAATTCTAATCTAACCGCAACATCGCAGTTTAATATAAAATCTGGTTTTAAAAATGTAGTAGCAATCACTGCTGGTACAGATATATCTTTAAATGCTAAAGATTCTGTTACTGTGGGAAATACTACAGATTCCCCTCCAGTGTTGTACACTGACAACTCCAGAACTCCTACTGTTGCCGATGCTGCTACTGCGCCTACAGTTACAAAACCTATATCGCCGACATTATTCAGTGTGCCGGTCCGAGATGTTTCCAAAGGTTGGCAAAATGGAAACCTATATAATGGCGGCACCTTATTGACAACTATGCAACGTGTCCCTATGCACGAGCCATGGGATCAACATGAAGATGTTAATCGTCTACAGTTTTCGTTGGCATATACTGATGCTGGAATAGGTCCCAGTGTTAGAGCTTCTAATGGATCAGTCATTCCTGCAGGACCTAGTGCAAATACCCCTTATCCTGCACAAGCTGGTCCAGGCATAGATAATGGCGTAGTTCGCGGACAAAAATTCCCATGGAGCACTGATCAACCTTTCTTGGAAGCAGTTAAGAATGTAGCTGAAGGATTTAATTTTGACCCATTAGATTTATTAGCAGCAATGTGGAATGAAACTGGCGGAACATATGATCCTGCTATTAAGAATCCATTAGGATCAGCTACAGGATTGATACAATTCTTAGAATCTACTGCTAAGGATTTGGGTACTACTACAGCACAGTTAGCGCAAATGACTCGTCCTCAGCAAATGCAATATGTGCAGAAATATTTTAGTAAAGCCGGTTGGCCTAGTGGACAAGCACCTAATCCTACTATTGCCAATGTCTACATGACAATCTTCTTACCGAAGTTTAAGTTTGCATCTCCAACCACAGTGATTGCAGATGGTACACCAGGATCTCCAACTTATCAATGGTATGCTCAAAATAGTGGGTTTGATGTTGCTCCTAAACAAGGTGTTATTACACCTGCTATGGTTGCTGCCAAAGCAAGTTTGCGTAGAATTTCTGTAGTGAATTGTTTAACTGCTGCTGGTGTGGGCATTGTCAAAGGTAAACCGGATTACTTTGTAGTTCCTGCACCAAGTACACCTAATGCTGGAACCCCTGTTACATCTAGTGACGGTACTATTGTTACAGATGGTTTGGGTAATCCTGTTACTACTTCTCCAACTTCTAGCTTTTTAGGTGGACCATAAATAGTATATCATGCCCTATAAATCACTTGTAATCACTAATGCTGCCACAGTTTATCAACAACCTGCTAAGACTAGCCAGTTTTATGTAGGGTTTAGTAGCGTGGATATTTCTAACACTAACTCTAAACTTTATGATTTAGATTTAATTATGCAAGACATTCTAAATCAGTTCAACACACGCAAGGGCGAACGTGTTATGAACCCTGCATTTGGTTCTATAGTCTGGGATGTTATTATGGAACCAATGACAGACGATATTTTTCAACTGTTAAGTAACGATATAAAAACTATTTGTACCAGTGATCCTAGAGCATATCCTATTAAAATGAATGTAAATGAACAACCAGGGGGCTACCTGATCGAAATCACAATGGTTCTAACTGGAACTAATCAATCCCAATCGATGATTTTAAACTTTAACCAATCTACTGGGTTAACTGCTCGAACTGTACAATAATATATGCGGTTTATAGCTGCTATAAATACGGTATAGATAAAAAATTATGACTATCCCAACCACAAAATCAAAATTACTTATTACACAAGATTGGACAAAGATTTACCAATCGAAATCTAATGCAGAGTTTCAAAGTTACGATTTTGACACCCTTCGTCGTATTTTAATCAGCTATCTTCAAGAAAACTATCCTGAAGATTTTAACGACTTTATTGAAAGTAGTGAGTATATTGCCTTAGTGGATCTTATTTCTTATCTAGGACAAAATTTAAGTTTCCGTATCGATTTAAATGCACGTGAAAACTTTTTAGAAACAGCACAGCGCCGCGATAGTATTCTGCGTCTAGCACAGTTAGTAAGTTATATTCCTAAACGTAATGTACCCGCAAGTGGTATGTTAAAGATTTCTGCGGTTACAACTACTGGAAATGTATTCGATGCCAATGGCAATAACCTAGCAAACAATCCGATTATCTGGAATGATGCTACTAATGCTAACTGGTATCAACAGTTTATTACAATTTTAAATACCGCAATGCCTGGCTCTATGTCATTTGGTACTCCAAATGATAGAAACACAAATCTAAATGGAGTTTACACAGAACAATATATTATTAATAGTTCTAATAATGATGTGCCGGTGTTCAGTTTCAATCAAAATATCAACGGATCTTCGATTGATTTTGAAATTGTTCCTGCTACTTTTTCTGGACAAACTTATGTTTATGAAGATACACCGTTGCCAGGAGCACCTTTTAAAATAATTTATCAAAATGATAACCAAGGCCCCGGTAGTCCTAATGCAGGCTTTTTTGCAATGTTTAAACAAGGTAGAATGTCGGCAAGCGGATTCTCCCTAGTAAATCCAGTACCTAACGAAATTGTAGGTATCAATGTTAATAATATCAATAACTCCGATGTATGGTTATGGCAACGTAATCCTAACGGACAATATTCTACATTATGGATACAGGTTCCGGCAATCAGTGGAAATAGTGTTATCTATAATAGCCTAAGTCTAAACAATAGAAATATCTATAGTTTAAGTACTAGGGATCAGGATCAAATTGATTTAAACTTTTCTGATGGTAACTTTGGTAACTTGCCTACAGGACAGTTCCAGTTGTTCTACCGTCAAAGTAACGGAAATACATACACCATTAAGCCTGAGCAAATGGCAGGTATAACTGTTAATATTCCATATGTTGATAAAAATGGATTAAATCAAACATTAAGTTTGATCTTAAATCTTGAATATACTGTAAGCAATAGTGCTCCGGCAGAATCAAATATTTCTATTCAACAAAAAGCTCCACAACAATACTATACACAAAATCGTATGGTTACTGCTGAGGATTATAATATTGCTCCGCTAACTTATACAACCAATGTTCTTAAAATTCACAGTGTTAATAGAATCAGTAGTGGAGTAAGCAAATATTTTGAACTTAGCGATGTTAGCGGAAAATATAGCCAAACAAACATCTTCTGCGATGATGGCATTTTGGCAAAAAACATTACAAGCTCCACAACTTCTTTTAGCTATGCTACACAAAATGATATTTGGGCAGCATTTAAAAATGATTTAGATCCTGCGATTGCAAGTACCGAATTATATTCCTTCTATTTAGATTTATATAGAAAATCTCATCCTGTTTTATCTAATCCAACATTTAATCTTACATGGAACTTGTCTAATGTTGTTGCTGGTCAAAGTCGAGGATATTTCATGGGATCTATTCCGACCATAACAGGTCAACCTAATCCTATTGTATCTCCTCAGGCAGTTGGACCACAGTACGCATCTATTTCTTATGTATTATATTATGTCACACCAGGGGCAATGATTAAATTTAGAGCACCTGACAATGTAGACAATCAAACTCAATACTTTGATGCCAATGGAAATATTACAACAACTACTCCTAGTCAAGATCCTACAGTTTCCTTATATCTATGGACCACCGTACAACAAGTTATTGGTACAGGCTCCAACAACGGTTTAGGAAATCTTAGCGATGGCACCGGTCCTATTATTTTAACCAATGTTATACCTGACGGATGTATCCCTGTGGAAGTTGTGCCTGCATATTCTAATAGCTTAGGGTATTCATTTGAAACTAGTCTTATTAACTTATGTTCTTCTAAACTAACATTTGGTCTAACAATCAATACTTCTACAAGAACATGGAATGTAATTTCAAGTAATAACTTAAATCGAGCATTTATCACAGACACTTCGATGTTTGATTATGCTGGAGATACAACAAACGGTCAGTTAGATGCTAGTTGGTTAGTAATGTTTATGTGGAATCCAACTTCACAAAGTTATCAAATTATATCGAAGAATGAACAGTTTATTTTCCAAAGTGCTACTCAGACTGGATTCTATGTAGATAACAATAAAATAAATTTCGACTACACAAATAACTCAGTAGTCAAAGATAAAATTACTGTCTTGTCAGTTAATGCAGCAATAACCAATACTAATGCAATAGTTAAAGGATTTCCACTGCCTACAGATTATACATGGCAAATTGATAACTCAATCGTTGAAGCAGACGGGTATATTGATCCATCCACTGTGGTGATTAGTTATTATCAAGATCAAAATAGTCAACAGTTTAGTCAAATTTCTAATCCAGATAGTTTTAATAACATTGTTGGAGATAATACAACCCTAGTTACATTAAATGGTTCTACTGTTACACTCCCAGGCCGAAGCAATTTAAAATTCCAATACCAACATAATCCAAGTAATGAAGTTAGAATTGATCCTGCCAAGAGTAACATCATTGATGTTTATATGTTAACCTCGGCCTATGATTCTGCATTTAGAAACTGGCTATTAACTGGTAATGGTACAAAACCTATTCCTCCAACAACCAATGCTTTAGAAAATAATTATTCAGCTGACCTTGAACCGATAAAAACAATAAGTGATCAGATTGTTTATCAACCAGCTGTTTATAAAATACTTTTTGGCAATAAAGCAGAACCTAAGTTACAGGCAACATTTAAGGCTGTTCAAAGTCCAACCAGTGTTTTAAGTTCTAACTCTATTAGAAGTAAAATATTAGATGGGATTAACTCTTTCTTTGCCTTGGAAAACTGGGACTTTGGTCAAAGTTTTTATTTTAGTGAACTATCAACTTATATTATGAACATGTTAACACCTGACATTACAAACTTCTTGATTGTCCCGGTATCCAGCAACTTTGGAAATCTATATGAAGTTTCGTGCCAAAACAATGAAATTTTTATCAGCGGAGCAACCGCAGAAAATATACAAGTTATTTCGGCAGCAACCGCGGCACAGTTAAACATTAGTGGAAGTTAATAATGTCAACATCAACAGTACATTCAGTTAACCTATTACCAACATATCTACAAACAAATAAAAATTCTAAATTTTTATCAAGTACTATTGACCAGTTGATTCAACCGGCACAACTTGAGCGATTGAACGCTTACATTGGTTCTACATCTACTCCAACATATCACATAGGCGATTCTTATGTTCAAGAATCTACTGCATTAAGACAAGCATATCAACTAGACCCTGCGTTAGTAACTAACGATATTAACGGGGTTATTCAAAGTGTAGTTGCCCTTGACGATCTTGCCAATGAGATAGCATTGGAAGGTGGCCTAACTAACAATTTTGATAGACTATTTAGAAGTCAAGTATATCCTTATTATCCTCAAATAGCAATAGATAAACTAGTAAACTATGAAAAATATTATTGGTTACCTGAGGGTCCGGAGCTAGTTAATATTGATCAAGCAGATCTTGATGTTGCAAATCAAGTCATTGGACAATCAGATGTTGTACTTACTGTAGGCAATAATAGTGTACAGTTATTAAATGGTATGATGGTTACTTTCAGCGGCGACGGTGTTAGTAATCAGTACAAATACAAAGAGTTTTTTGTAGAAGGAACAGGTACATCTATTGTATTGGTTCCCTATGACAGTTTAATCACTCCTGAAGTATCTGCTCAACAAAATCCTGATTTATTTGATAAGGCAGGGTTTGATATGTTGTCTTTTGATGACAACAGAAATATACCAGTTGATCCTCAATACATTACCATTAATCGTGCTAGTAAAGATCTAAATGCATGGTCTAGAGCCAATCGCTGGGTACATGAAGATATTATTATAGCCAGTACTGCTGCTAATAATGCAGAAGTTAAACTACCACCTTTGCAAAGAGCGTTAAGACCTATTATTGAATTTAATGCAGATATTAAACTTTTTAATCACGGTTCTGTTGCTTACAAATATGTTGATGTAGTTGACAAATATACTAAAAATGCGTTTTTAACTATTTCTGGAACTACTATTCCGGGAACATCGAACACCAGTACTGTAGTTGTAGATGGTATACCTTTAGAGCATGGTTATCGAATCATTTTTACCAATGACACAGATCCAACAGTACAAAATAATATCTATCAAGTTAACTTTGTAAACATCAACGGAACATATAAGTTGGTATTATTGCCAGCATCTGATAACATGCCTGAAGAAGGCGCATCTGTTATAGTTACACAAGGTACTGTATTTGGCGGAACTACATTATGGTATAATGGCACAACATGGGTATCTGCTCAACAAAAGACTGCTACTAATCAAGCACCACTATTTGATTTGTTTGACGAAAACGAAGTAAGTTATTCCGATACTCAATACTATCTAAGTAATTTTACAGGTAACAAAATATTTGGATATAAAATTAATAACAGTAATCCTGTTGATTCTATATTAGGCCTACATGTTGATTATAGGAATATTTCTTCTATTGGAAGTTTCTTATTCACAAACTATTTTGGAACTGATCAGATTACAGTGTCTTTATCTGGAACTACTGTTGATGTTGTTCCTACTAGTAAGACTTTCTTTAAAATAGGCAACAAATATCTAAATGTTTGGGATTCGCTACTATCCCCTCCGATTAACATTAATAGCACAGGCTATTATGATGTTCCTTTGAGTTTAACTAATAATCCGTTGAACAGTTATTTGACTGATTTTACATTAGCGGACTTTGATCAACAAGCTGTAACAAATACACGTTTAATTTCTAATGGAAATAACCCAATGGCGTTTGCTATGATGTTCATTGGTAAAAAATCAAATAGTGTGATTGATGCTATTGAGAAGTCTTCTGATGCTTATAATCAGTTTAAGTTGGCATTGATTGCACAGGCTTCATCTATTGCCGATGTAACTGATCCTGTAAAAGTCCTTGATGAAATTTTAACTAAAATAAATCTAAGTAAAACTTCTTTAAGTCCTTATTACTTGTCTGACATGGTTGCTTATGGTGTTGATAAAAAAACATTAACCTATACTGTAACTAATCCCAATGTTGTAACATACTCTATCAACTCAGAATTTAATCTAACTGCTAGTTCTAATAGAAGTGTACTGATTTATCTAAACGGTCGTCAGCTAACAGCAGGACAAGATTATACATTTGATCCTTATGATGCTGGTGTAACTTTTTCTATAGTATTATCTGCGGGCGATGTTATTACCATTAATGATTATAGAGATACCCGTGGTAGCTTTATACCTCCTACCCCTACTAAACTAGGATTGTATCCTAGCTTTGTTCCTAAAATCTATTCAGACAATACCTATGCTAGCGGCCCAGTAAATGTAATACAAGGGCATGATGGTAGCATTATGTTAGCCTACAATGATTATAGAGATGCAATCATTTTAGAATATGAACTACGTGTTTTTAATAATCTTAAAGTAGCCTATAGACCTGAACTATTCGATGTTAACTCATCTAATCCTGGCGCATTTAGAGATTCTCTAGGAACAAGTAACTATAGTTTAGACGAAGTTAATAAGATTATACAGCCTTCTTTTATCAAATGGGCAGGTACATATGGTATTGAATATATTACCAACAACTCGTTTGATATTAACAATCCATTTACTTGGAACTATACTGGTTCTGTTTATAAAGGATTACAATATCCAAATGCATCTGCTGGTACAGGAATATCTGTTAGCGGATCTTGGAGAGCAGTATTTGAATATTTTTACGATACCGATAGACCTCACACTGCACCTTGGGAAATGTTAGGATTTGGTAAACAACCTAGCTGGTGGGATGCTGAATATGGTGTTGCTCCTTATACATCTGGTAATACAAAAATGTGGACAGATATACAAGCAGGTAACATCGCTCAGGGCCCTATTGCTGGTATTAACACTTTCTATGCTCGTCCGGGATTACTTGATATTCTTCCTGTAGATGAGTTTGGAAACTTATTATCACCGACTATTATTGGTTTAGTAGCACATGCTGCTTCTCCTAATATTTCTTATAACTGGAACATTGGTAATCGAAGTCCTGCCGAAACAGCATGGCGTAGAAGTAGTTATTGGCCATTTGTTGTTCAACGATTGTTAGCATTAACACAACCAGCAACATACTGTGCATTAATGTATGACCCTGCTAATATGAGTGTCAATAAAGCCGGACAGTGGACATATGGTTCTGCTTATTCGTTCTTGCAACTACCTAGTATGCCGATCCACGGCGAAAGTGGAGTTGCTACTAGTGGCTATGGTGTTTTTGTTAGTGAAGTAGGTCAACAAAGAACTCAAAACTATATTAATGAACTACGACAAGATTTAAAATATGTAAACTTTAATCTGTTTTATAAAGTAGGAGGATTTGTAAATCCCAATACCTTACAAATCATTATTGATGCTTACGAACCTACAACAACAGCGCCGGGTGCTATATTACCAAACGAAAGTTATTCTTTAATTCTTAATACTAGCAATCCTATTCAAAGTATCGGTATTTCTGGAATTATTGTACAACGTACAGATGCTGGATATGTTGTTAGAGGTTATGACAGACAACAACCTTATTTTACATATTATCCTGCGGTTAGAAATGCCAACACTCCTACCATCACTGTTGGTGGGGTTACATCAGACTATGTAGCATGGACATCGGCAACTGGTGTCGGTGATAGGAACTTAACATCTCTTGATACAACTACTGCTAAGGCTGCTCCTTCTAATATATTTTATCAAGCAGGACAGATTGTTCAATACGGTAACAATTTCTATAGAGTATTGGTAGGTCATTCTGCTGAATCAACATTTGATGCTAGTTTATATCAAATATTACCATCAATACCTACTACCGGTGGTGCCACTGTACAAGTTGCAAATTCCTTTAACAAAAATTCTGTAAAAGTTCCTTATGGTACAACTTTCACTAACATACAAGATGTATACGATTTAATCATTGGCTATGGTGCTTGGTTAACTGATCAAGGATTTGTATTTGAACAGTTTAATACCAATTTAGGAACCAATGTTGATTGGCATCTAAGCGGAAAAGAGTTTTTATATTGGAGTACACAAAGCTGGACATCATCTGGTGTTATTACATTGAGTCCCTTTGCTGACCAACTAACATTCCAAACTACAAACTCGGTAGTTAACAATATATTTGATAACTTCTATGAGTATAGTATTTCCAAGGCAGACGGTACCCCATTCCCTCAAAATAACTTATTTGTTGCTCGTCAAAGCGGGCAATTTACAATCAATGTTATTAATAGTGTTGAAGGAATTTATTTTGCAAGATTGCTTTGTATACAAAAAGAACATGCCATAGTATTTGATAATACAGATATTTTTGGTGATATTATCTATGATATTGAAACAGGTGAACGACAAGCAAGAATGAAACTAGTAGGGTTTAGAACCGCCAACTGGAACGGTGATTTCTTTGCTCCGGGATTTTTGTATGATGAAGCTAAGGTAGTCGAATGGAAACCATTTACAAACTATCTTGCCAGCGATGTGGTAAAATACAATAGCCAATATTATAGTGCTATCTCTAATGTAGCAGGTACTAAGAGCTTTGTATATACTCAATGGAATATATTAAGTTCAAAACCAACAGCTGGTTTATTTTCTAACTTTGATTACAAAGTAAGTCAGTTTAACGATTTTTATAGTTTAGATATTGATAACTTTGATTCAAGTATTCAACAGGCTGCACAAAATTTAACTGGTTATACTCCACGACCTTATTTGAATAATATATTCAGTGACCCAATCAGTCAGTATAAGTTCTATCAGGGAATGATACGTGAAAAAGGCACTGCAAATCCGATTATTAAGTTAGCCGCAGCCACTATTCAAAACTTAAACAGTAAAATAGAGTTTAATGAAGAGTGGGCTTTCCGTGTAGGACAATACGGCTCATTTACAACTTATAATGAATTTGAAGTACCGTTAAAAGAAGGAACCTTTGTAGAGAACCCACAGATTATTAGTTTTGTCGAATCGGTTCCAAAAGAAAGTAATAGTGTAATATATTATGCTACACCTAATGAACTAACTATTGGAACTGGCACATTACCTACAGTAGCAACAAGTACATCTACTGCTACGCTACAGTTATTACATGCAGGTTATGTGCGTTTTGATGATGTTGATGCAACAGCCTACAACTTTAGCAGTTTACTAGATATTGCCAACAACGATGTTATTAATGATGGTACAACTGTCTGGTTAGGATTTAAGCCAGATGGATCTTGGGATGTATTGCGTTATACATTCCGCTCAGCTGACATTATTGATGTTAATGCCACACAACCATTTAGTCAAATAACATTTACAACTAGCGGAACACATTCTTTATCTGTGGGACAGTTAGTTTCTGTAGTTAACTTTAATAGTGAAGTTAACGGAGTTTATACTATTTTGGAAATACCAAGCAACACTGAGTTTACAGTTGCTAGCACTCTAGGATCTATAGATTTTAATAATCCGTCAAGCCCTGGTATGTTGTTTACTTTTGACTCTATTAGAGTTGAAACATTTGACAACTTACCTATTGACCAAACTCTGTATCGTTACAATCTCGGAAGTAAAGTATGGGTTAATACAGGTAATGGAACTGACAACAATGGTTGGGCAGTTTATGAAAAAGTATTAAACTATACCAATACTGATGTTAAAAGCATATCAAGTATTTCAAACGAAGGACTTGGTTATAGTATTTCTAAACCAAAAGGTAGCAAGATACTAGCAGTGGGTTCTCCATATTATACAGGAACCAATGTCGGAGGATTTGTATCTGGTAATGTAGGTTTATATGAGATTAACAACAACAAACTACAAGCAATCTCCTTTTACCAAATGTATAATACTGCTGGTACTGGTAACTTGTATGGATATTCTGTAGCATATAATCCTATACCTTTTAGTTCTTCTACCTACGGATTAATCTTTGCCGGAGCCCCGGGAGCAAATAATAATGCTGGAAAAGTTTTAGTCACGGGGTTAGATACCTATATACAAACTAAACTATTAGCAACAATTACTACTTCTACATCGGGTTCTGCATTTGGTTCTAGTTTATCAGTAGTACCTACGAGTACTATTACAAGTTTATTATTTGTCGGAGCTCCGGTAGGTAATGGTGCTGTTCACTCATATACAGTAAAATCTACAGCCACAGTTAGCTCGGTCTATTCGGGTTCTGTGTCAGGCACTTCGGGATCATTATTCGGTACTTCGATTGCTACAAATAGTACAGGTAGTTTGGTAGCAATAGGTGCTCCGGGTTACTCACAGGCTACAGGGCAAGTTCGATATTACACCGGTAGTTTATCTTCATTAGGCACAATCACTTCTCCATTTGCAACAGGAACCAACTTTGGCCAATCTTTGGCAATGAGTCGAGACGGCTATTATCTTGCTGTAAGTGCTCCTAATCTAAACAATGACGATGGAAGTATAGGTGCTGTGTGCATTTATACATTGACAAATAATGCATATGTATTAGATACAACCTTAATAAATCCAGTAATAGGTTCGACAATGAACTTTGGCATAGCTATGGATTTTACATCAGAAGCTGATGCCTTGGTTGTTACCGCATTAGGAACAAACACTTCGGTTGTAACTTATTTTGATGAACACACAACTACCTTTGATTTAGACACAACTAGATTTACAGAATCTGAAATAATGTCGGGCTCTGCTTATTTGTATTCACGTAGAGGTACACGATTTGTCTATAGCGAAGAACTAGTCAACGCAGAAGAAAACATTACAACAGGTACTAACTATGGAACATCTGTTTCATTAGACAACGGTGTTGTACTAGTCGGTGCTCCGGGCGGTTCAACACAACTAGTAAGTACTGCTACCAGTGCAATCTATCAGTTTACTGCAATAGACCCAGCAGTGGTAGGATGGAATCAGTTACGAGTTCAAGACGATTTTGTATTACCTTCGGGTGTTCAAAAGATTTGTTTAGTTGATACAGTATCTAATGATATTATTAACTATTATGACTATGTGGATCCGTTAAAAGGTCAAATCGTTGGTCTTGCTGAGGAAGAACTAACTTATAAAGTTGCAAGTGATCCTGCTATATATAGCATCGGTGATTCTAAAGTAAATGTTAATAATGTATCAAACTGGCTTGACAATCAAGTAGGTCAACTATGGTGGGATTTAAGTACTGCCAAGTTTACCTGGTATGAGCAAGGTGATTTAGAATATCGTAGAATCAACTGGAACACACTATTCCCTGGGGCTAGTATTGATGTATACGAATGGGTTAAATCTACATTGTTGCCAAGTGATTGGGCTATTCAAGCCGACACAACTTCGGGACTTGCAAAAGGTATTAGCGGTCAACCTAAATATCCTGACAACAGTACATTGTCGGTTACACAAGAATATGATTCTGCAACAGGTGGCTTTATTAATACCTATTATTACTGGGTTAAGAATAAAGCAACTATACCTAATGTAGCTGATCGTAGAACCAGCGCACAGAATGTAGCTTCTTATATTGCTAACCCGTTAGCTGCTGGCCTACAGTTTGCATCTATAATAGATAAAAATACCATAATGTTAGCTAATATTGCTACTGAGTTAAAATCTGATCAAATCAGTCTAAACTTTGCTATTGATAATACTAACAGTAAAATACCTCGTCACACAGAGTGGCAGTTAATGACAGACGGCAAAGAAACAAGCACACCACCCGGACTGTTAGAACGTAAAATGATTGATAGTTTTATTGGATATAGTACAAGTACAGGTGCTCTTGTTCCTGATCCAAAACTGTCAGCTAGAGCTAAGTTTGGTATTGGCATCAGACCTCAACAAACATTATTCAACAACAGATTTGAAGCATTGCGTAATGTTATAGATTTTGCCAACAGCATTTTAATAGATGTTCAAGTTACCAGCAACTACAGTTTTAATAACTTAAACGCCGCTGAGCCTTTTCCTACTCAATATACCGTAATCGAGGATGCTACAGAGTTGGATCCGGTATTTGTTGGAAGTACATCGACTGTTACAGTATTAGTTGATGCTGATTCTAACAACGGATGGGCAGTATATGAACTACAAAATAGTAAATGGGTAAGAGTAAGAACACAAAGTTATAACACTCCATTATATTGGAAACATGTTGATTGGGTGTCTACTTCTTACGATGCTTATCGAGATATTACTGTTGCAGTTGACGAGTTATATCAGTTGGCTGAAGTTAGTCTATCTGCCGGGCAATATGTCAAAGTTAATAATCGAGGCGACGGCAACTATATTATTCTAGAAGTAGCACCTGCTGGTACTGTTGGTGATTTTGGTAATAACTATCTAACTCGTTATATACAAAACGGTACTATTCAGTTCTTAGATACTTTATGGAATCTAGCATTTGGATGGAATCAAACATATAGTTACAGTCAAACATTGTTTGATCAAACTCCTAACAAGGAAATTCAATTTATTCTTACTGCCTTAAAGGATGATTTGTTTATCAATGATTTAAGAGTCAACTGGAATAAACTATTCTTCAAGGCCATGAAGTATGCTGTTTCAGAGCAGCCTGCTATTGATTGGATATTAAAAACATCGTTTATTGATGTAACTAACTATGCGGGACAGTTGACACAGCCTCCTATCTATAAGTTACAAGATAGTTCTTACTATGAAGATTTTATTAATGAAGTAAAACCCTACCATACAAAAGTTAGAAACTTTACAACTAACTTTAGTAATACAGAGTTTTCTCAAACATTGACTACTGATTTTGATTTCCCTGCATATTGGAGTACATTAACAAATAAATTTGTTACTACTCCTGTGTCAACATCGTCGTTGGTATATCCACAATATTTGTCAAACAGTGGTACATATACTACTTCTACTGTACCTACTTTAGAAAGTTTGTTTGTAAATCCTGTTCGACAAATAACTGAGACTATGGTCTTTGACAGAATTTCTACAAGAAATCAAATTGGCAGTTTGTCTGTAACAGATATTTTTATTGGTGATGGTGCTAGTACTGAATTCGTCCTAAGTTGGGTAGCACAGGCTGATAGATTTAAAATGAATCTATCTGTTACTGGCGAGTACGTATTGCCTACCGAATACACCGTTCGATATTATAAAGAAACTTATAATGGTTTTACCAAACACTATTCTAAACTAGTATTCTTAAATATTGATCAAGCTCCTGCATTAGGTGCGGTAGTTACGTTCACTTACGAAAAGAGTGTATCGTTAATGTCTGCCGTAGAACGTATTCAAAACTTCTATGCACCGACCGCGGGTATGGCAGGTACTGCTACTGAACAACTGATGGTAGGAGTTGATGATCCTAGAACACATATCGGCGGCCAATATGAAGGAAAGAGTTTTGTAAATCCCTACGGTAATATTGTAGGCGGCCCTGATAGTCTTATTAATCCTAGTCATCTTTCTGGTACCTACGATATAAACTTATCTCAGCCTTATCCGACATGGTCAGGAACAAACTTAATAAATGCATTAGGTGTTGATCCTGCAGATTTAATCATCGAAGGTGAATATGGATTTGTAACAACAAGTTCTGCCTATGCTCCTGAAGAAGTTATTCCTGGTGTAGTTGCAGATACATTAGGTATTGATGTTTATACTCAAGCAGGGTATGTTACACCTACTATTGTAAACGGTTCTGGAAATGTCATAGCAGGTACTTCTTGTACATTCCCGTTATCAAGTCTTCCGACTACTATCGGAAGCATTGTGGTAGCAGTTAATGGTACTGAGTTTGCATACTCAACAGTAACAAATATATCTAATACATTTAATATTGATTGGATAAACTCTGCATTGGTTATTCCTCCACAACCCACTGACGGTGTTGTGGCATACACTATTATTGGTGTTGGATCAAACTCATCAGCTATTCCTGGAATCATTGATAGAGTAACAGTTAATACAGTAGCAAATACTACTACCGCTCAAGCAGTTAGTTTAGGTAGTTTTGATGAAGTTACAGGAGTCTTTGTAACATTAGATGGACAAATACTTTCTTCTAATATAATACCTAGCCCGTACTATCAACTTGTTCCAGCTTCTACAACATCTAACAGAGCATCTGTTATTGTTTATAATCTTCCACTGGGTATTGAAAATACATTGCAGGCTTGGTTCTTTGATAATGTAGGTACTAACTTTAATCAAGTTAATGTAAACTATATAACTGTAAATGGCCAAGCAATTTT